GGGGGGGGGGGCGGGGCCGGACGTGCGCCTGGTCGCCATCATCGTCGCGCGCAACCGCGAGCAGGCGATCAAGCTGTTTTGTCACACTCAAAGGAGAAGCGATGATTAAACCGACGATTGGCCGCGTGGTCTGGTTTCACCCCGAACAAGGCGCGGAAATCCACAGCGGCGAGACGCAGGCCGCGCTGGTGGCCAAGGTGCTCAACGATCGCCTGGTCAACCTGGCTGTGTTCGACGATCGAGGCCGGCCCTATCCGGCGATCGAAGTCGAACTCTGGCAGGGTGAGGGCAAGCGGCCGAAGGATGCCTATTGCGAGTGGATGCCCTACCAGATCGGGCAGGCCAAGCGGCATGCCGAGGAGGACGCGGCGAAAACCGAAGCCCCCGATACGGTCAAAGGCGCGATGGCCGGATGACCGACGACGATGCCGAGCTCCGCGAACTGCGGGCGCCGTTGCCGCCGCTGGCGATGCACGGCCCGATTTGCTCGGGACTTGAGCGCGCGGTCAAGGCAATGCGCGAGCAGAGCATCGAGCTGGTCGAAGTCCACATGACGCAATACGTCCACGACGCGCTCCTGGCCGAGCTCGGGGTCGATAAGGTCGCAGGCTTGCGCCTCGACTGCATCCTGGGCGTGCGCATCGTCATCAAATGAACCCGGTGCGACAAACCTACGGCCGGAAAAGCTGGCGCGATCGCCGCTACGTGCCGACCGGCTACGGTCAACAGGCCGGACGGTTCTACCGCGGCCAAGACCTGCATGGCGTGGGGTGCCCGCAACACCGGCTCCTGGTCCGGCTGAACGATCGGCCGACCAAATGAAGCTCGCCTATCGGGTGGTCGAGGACGGCCTGGCCGTGCTGATCTACGTGACCAAGGCCAACATCGAGGATGGGGTGCGGGTCAAGCTGCCCCTTGGGGTGCGACACCTGACCGCCGTGCAGGTGGTCGCTGATGTGATCGCCGCCGCGAATGCGGCGATGGCAGGACAACCGAAGGGGGACTGATGGACTTTTCCAAAGCGCTGGAGGCGTTGAAGGCGGGCGGTCGAGTGGGCCGCTCGGGCTGGAATGGCAAGGGCATGTTCCTGTTCCTGGTGCCGGGTAGCACGTTCGCGGTCAACCGGCCGCCGTTGCTCGGCATCTATCCCGAAGGAACGCAAGTCAACTATCACGCGCATGTCGATATGAAAACCGCGCAGGGCGATGTGGTGCCCTGGCTGTGCTCGCAGACCGACATGCTCGCCGAGGATTGGGAATTGGTAGGGCATAAGGAGTGACCATGTTTACCTGGGGCATGATCTTCGAGCTCATTGGCATCATCTTGATGGTCCTGGCCGCGGCGCCACCGCCCGCGACCCCGCCGCGCTATCCGGTCAACTGGTGGTTCGTCGGATGGGCGCTGGTGCTGTTCGGCTTTCTGATCGTCGATCGGCTGACCACGGCGACGCCGCTCAATCACCCGCTGGTGCGGTAAGCTGTAGGAGTGTCAGGGCTTGTCCTACAAAGGATAAGCGCGTAGGTTTCCGCTTTTAACGACCGGCCCCGAAACGAGGGCCGGCTTCCCCTCAAACGCTGGCGGAACGCGGCTTCTTTCCGCGGGATGACGCATGCCAGTCGAAGTTGACACACCGACCGCCAAGCCGGTCACTTACGAGAACTCGAAAGAGGCCGAGCGCAACTGGCAGCGCTACCAGTACGCCAAGCGGCGCGGCCACACCTACTACGTCAATGCGGCGGCCCGCTGCGAAGGCTTCTACCTGGGTGGCGGTCTGCAATGGACCGCGGTGGACCGGCAGCGCTTACGCGACACCGGCGACCGGCCGGCGTACGAGTTCAACGAAATCATGCCCGGCGTCAACGGCGCGGTCGGCTACCAGATACACAACCGGCTTGATATCTCGTTCCTGCCCCGCGGCGGCATGGCCGACTCGAACATGGCGTCGATCCGGTCCAAGGTCGCCATGCAAATCCTCGACCACAACAAGTTCCATTGGAAGGAGACGCAGGTATTTTCCGATGGGCTGATCGAGCAACGCGGCTACTTCGATATCCGCATGGGCTTCGACAGCAACGTGTTCGGCGATGCCGAGATTCGCACCCTCGACCCGCGCGACGTGATCCCCGACCCGGACGCCAAGAGCTACGAGCCCGAGGACTGGTACGACGTAACGATCACGCGCTGGTACAACATCGACGAAATCGAGGAATTCTACGGCAAGGAGGCGCGCAACAAGGTCCAGTTCTACCTGGACAACGAAGGCGATTGGGGCGAGACGGACGACGATGGGCCGCGCAACAAGTTCGGCGACGAAGGCCCGAGCGTGCAGACCTGGGATATCTTTCTCGACGACGTTGACGCGCGCAAGTTCCGCATCCTCGACCGCCAGCGCTGGAAGTACGAGCTGGTCAAGGTGGCGATCTATCCCACCGGCGACGTGAAGCCGATCGGCGAGGCCACGCCAGAGCAGGTGCAGGAGTACGTGGCCCAGGGTGCGGTCATCAGCAAGCGCATGCAGCGCAATATCCAGTGGACCGTGACCACGCGCTTTGCCACCTTGCACGACGAGATATCGCCGTACGACCGCTTCACCGTCATTCCCTATTTCTGCTACTTCCGGCGCGGCAAGACCCGCGGCATGGTGGACAACGCGATCGGGCCGCAGGAAGTGTTGAACAAGTCGGTCAGTCAATTCGTGCATATCCTCAACACCAGCGCCAACTCGGGCTGGATCATCGAGGAAAATTCGCTGGTCGGCATGAGCACCGAGGACGTGGAGGACCAGGGCAGCAAGACCGGCCTGGTGCTGGTGTACAAGCAGGGCAGCAAGGAGCCGAAGAAGATCGAGCCGAACAAGGTGCCGTCCGGGCTCGACCGACTGATCGACCATGCGCATGTGGCGATCAAGCAGGCCACCATCCCCGACGAAATGAAGGGCATGGAGAAGCAAGAGCTGTCGGGCATCGCCATCCAGACCAAGCAATTCGCCGCACAGAACCAGCTCGCCATTCCGCTCGACAACCTGGCCCGCACCCGGCACATGGTCGCCGACTTCCTCGACTACCTTATCTCGAATTTCTACGACAACGCGCGCCAGTTCCGCATCACCGAAACCGATCCGCACACCGGCAAGGAAGTCACCGCCAACTACAACGTCAACCAGTACAACCGGGCCAAGCGGGTTTGGGAAAACGATTTGACCGAAGGCGATTACGACGTGGTCGTGAGCGAACAGCCCATGCAGATCACGTTCGAGAACAGCCAGTTCGAGCAGGCGATGGAGTTGAAGAAGGCCGGCGTGAATATCCCGGACAACATCATCATCAAGCACTCGAACCTGGCCGACAAGAGCGACATTCTCGACCAGATGCAGAACCAGGGACCGCCGCCCATGTCGCCGCTCGACCAGGCCAAGGCGTCGCTCGCGCAAGCGCAGTCCGCAGTCGCCACCGCGCAGGCCGATAAGGTCCAGGCCGAGGCGTCCAACGTGCGCGTCACCGCGCAGTTCGGCACCGTGCAAGCCGCCCAGGTCATCGCGCAACTGCCGGCGGTCGCGCCGCTCGCCGACGAGCTCGCGCGGAGCGCCGGTATCAAGGACCAGAACCAACCCCCCGAGATTCCCACCCCCGCGGCCGGCGCCATGCCCGCCGCCGCCGCGCCGGTGGGGCCAGCGGTGCAGCCGATCGGCACGCCAGGCGTACCGGGCGAGCCGCGCAGCACCAATCCATTGCACCCGGCCACGCCTGGCACTGGCGAACGGGCCGGGATCGAAGGCGGGCAACCCTAACCAGGAGTTTTGCCATGGCTGAAACCCGTACCAAGCCTATCGCGGCCGGCATTGCTGGCGCGCAACCGATGGACGATTACCAGGCCCAGGACGACGTGCGCACCCTGGTCCGCGCGCACCATATCACCAAGGACAAGAAGCGGCACGTCGCCGCCAAGCATCACGCGCGCAAGCAGTTGCGCGCCCTGCAAGCGATCGGCGGCGTCGGCCCGATGGCCGCCGAAACCCAAGGCGAGCCGCCAGGCTCGACCTAACCCAAGGAGTTGAACGATGCCCCCCGTGCTGGAACAAGCCGAACAGGATTTGATCGACGCCGAAAAGGCGGCCGAGAAAGCGGAACAGGAAGCCGAAGCGAAACGCCAGGCCCGCGGCGATTACGTCGAGAACGAGGACGACCCGGACGCGCTGGAAAGCATTGCCGGCGACGATGACAAGCCGCACGAAAAGGCGGTGCCGTACGCGCGATTCAACGAAGTGGCCACCGAGCGCGACAAGGAGCGCGACGATCGACTGCGCGCCGAAGGCGAACGCGATGCCCTGCGCCGTCAGATCGAGGGCGGCGCGAGCACGCCGGCCAAGCCCAAAGAACCCGCGCTCGACGTGGAAGCGCTACGCGACCAGGCCAACGAGGCGATGATCGAGGGCGACACCGACAAGGCCAACACCCTGCGCCGGCAAGCCAACGCCGCCGAGCGCGAGCAGGTCATCCGCGAAGCCGAAGAACGCGCCCTGACCCGGATGCGCGCCGAAGAAGGACAGAAGGAAATCGCGCGCGCGGCCCGCGCGGTGCTCAAGGAATATCCGTTCCTGGACTCGAACAACGCCGCCGAGCAAGACCCCGAGGCGATCGAAATGGTGGTGGCCGAGCGCGACAAGAACATGCGCACCAAGGGCATGTCGCCGGGCGAAGCCTTGACCGCCGCGGCCAACCGGGTCGGCAAGCTGATCCTGCGCGAGCGCGCGATCGCGGCCAAGGGCAACGGTCACGACGAGGACGAAGAACCGCCGACCAAGCGCCGCGATCCGGCGGCCGACCGGCAGACCCAGGCCATCGTGCGCGGGGCTAACGCCGCAACCCGGCAACCGGCGCCCCCGATCGGCGGCAAGGGCGACCGCGCCGCGCAGATGCGCGACCCGGACCCCTCGAAGATGACCGACGCCGAGTTCGAGAAGTTGACGCCTGCGGAAAAATCTCGACTTCGCGGCGACGTTGTGGAATGATTTGCGGCACAGCGAAGGGGGCTTCTGTCACGGCTCCCTGGAAGCTCCGACCGGGCTCTCTGCCGACCTGGTCGGAGTGACCTAAACCCGCCGCGCTCGACGGCGTTAAAACGAGCCCCGCTCCCTGGGTCAACGCAGGAGCCCCTCGGCGCTCTGATGCCGTGCATATCGCTAATCGCGCAGCGTTAAGCGCGAGCCCAAGGCGATATCACGACCGAAAGGAGCGCTACCCATGTTTACCAATTTTGCTGCGCTGACCCCAACGCAGAAAATCGTCTGGTCGCGCGACGTGTGGAGCGCCGCACGCGACCAGATGTTCGTCACCAAGTTCACCGGCACCGGCGACAACTCCATCATCCAGCGCATCACCGAGCTCACCAAGACGGAAAAGGGTGAGGCCGTCATCATGCAACTGGTCGCCGACCTGGTCGAAGATGGCGTCCAGGGCGACAACGAGCGCGAAGGCATGGAAGAAGCCATGCAGTCGTACTCGCAGACCATTCAGATCGACCTGCTTTCCCACGGCGTACGCAACAAGGGCAAGCTCGCCGACCAGAAAACGGTGCTCAACTTCCGCACCCTCGGCCAATCGCGCCTGGCCTACTGGCTGGCCAACCGCGTCGATCAACTCTGCTTCCTGACCATGTCGGGAATCTCCTACGCCTTCAAGAACAACGGCGCCCCGCGCCCCGGCTCGACCTTCCCGAGCCTGTCCTTCGCCGCCGACGTGATCGCGCCATCGAACCTGCGCAACTTGATGTACACCGGCACCGCCCTGGTGCCGTCCGTCACCGGCAACATCACCGCGGCCTCGGTCCCGAGCTACAAGATGGTGGTGGACGCGATCGCCTACGCCAAGGATCACTACGTCAAGCCGATCATGTCGGGGGGCAAGGAGTATTACTGCGCCTTCGTCAAGCCCGGCACCCTGGCCGCGCTCAAGAAGGACGCCGACTACCAGCGCGCGGTCGTGGGTGTGGCCACCAAGGAAGGCCAGAATTCACCCTGGTTCACCGGCGGCACCGTCACCATCGACGGCCTGGTGCTGCATGAGCACCGCCTGGTCTACTCGACCACCGGCGCCGCACCCGGATTGAAGTGGGGCGCGGGCGGCTTGATCGACGGCACCCGCATGCTGATCTGTGGCTCGCAAGCCCTCGGCATGGCCGACCTTGGCCCGCCGTCCTGGGTCGAGAAAGAGTTTCAGTACGAAAGCCAGCAAGGCATCAACGTGGACAAGATGTTCGGCCTGTTGAAGCCGCAGTTTTATTCGATCTACGACAACTCGGTGCAGGACTTCGGCATCCTGGCCATCGACCTGGCGCTGTAACACCCACCCGGCGCGGGGTTTTCCGCGTCAGACGGCAACGCGGCTCGGGCGCCAACCAGCGCCCGGCCCGCCCGCACAAGGAGTAACGCACCATGGCAACCGCCCTCAAACGCAATTCGGCCCGGCAATCGGTCCTCGACGCCTACCTCGATATCGGTTTCGCCAACTTCGTCAGCGCCGCCGATACCCCCGCGATCCAGGTGCCCGCCGGCGCCGTCGTGGTCGGCGGCGATGTGGTGGTCGATACAGTCTGGAATGGCGCCACCGACGTTATCTCGGTCGGCGACTCGCTGCTGTTCAACCGCTACCTGAACGCGCTCACCCTGGCCGCGCTCGGCCGCACCGTCCTGGTGCCCACCGGCTACATCTACCTGGTCCCGACGCTGATTAGCGTGCGTTGGGTCGGCACCGGCGGCCCGCCCACCACCGGCGCCGCACGCCTGCGCGTCTCGTACCTGCGCCGCGGCAAGGCCGACACGGCCGAAGGTCTGGACTACGGCGCCCGGCTGGCATAGCCGACGCTGCAACGGAGTTCCGCCAGCACGGAACCTTGGGGGCGGGCCTTGAAAACCCGCCCCGTTTTTCTTTGAAGGAGTCGCACCGTGAATCAACCTACCCATCCCGACGACAAGGCAAAAGCGGGCAAGGGCGATCTGCCACCCCCATCGAGCAAGCCGCCCGGCGGCCTGGTCCCGGACCAAGGGCTCCCCGACGAAGGCGGGCGCCCGGAGCAAGGTCTACCCGGCGAGCCCGATGCGCCCGTCGATCCGGGCCGGCCCGGCAAGCGCGGCGTCATGATGTGGCACCCCGAAGCCGACTGCCACATCGGCCTGACCAGCGGGCACACCATGGTCGTCCCGCACGACAAGAAAGGCACCGAAGTCATCGCCCGCTTCCGCGCCGCCGCCATCGCGGCCGGCTGTCTGCCGGTCGGCATGGAACCCGACGAGGAAACCGAACCTACCGGGTTCGATCGCAAGCGCGTCATCAAGCAAGCGATCGAAAAGATGCTGGCCTCCGACGAGGACGGTCTGTTCACCGGCGACGGCAAACCCAACGTGCTCAAGCTCTCGGCCAGGGTCGGCTTCACTGTCGATCGCAGCGAAGCCAACCGCGTGTGGGACGAAATGCAGAAGGGCGAGGACGACGACAAAGACGAAGTCATTTCCAACGAAGGCAAGGGCAAGCCCAAGAAGTGATCCCGGTTCCTCCTGTCGGCGCCGTCCGTGTCCTTGCACGGCGCCGCTTTTTTGCATCCAACCGCCCGCCCGGCGCATGAAATAGCCCAAGGCGCGCATGAACCTGCTCGAACTGCGCAACGCGGCCCGCATCCGGCTCGAAGATACGATCGGGCCGCCGTTTCTGTGGGAGGACGACGAGCTCGATACCTACATCAACCAGGCCGAGCGCGAGGCGGCCGAACGGGCCAAGCTGATCGAGGACGACGCCCTGCCCTCGACCCCGCTGCCTGTCACCCGCATCACCCAGGCCGGGGGACTGGCCAACGCCCAGGTGGTCGGCCACCCCTTCACCGCCGGCCAGGTGGTCAACTTCTCCGGGGTGACGCCGGCCGCCTATGCCGGCGATCACCGGGTCAGCGTCCCGGACCCCAACCACGTCTGCTACTTCGTCGATCCGGCCACACCGGCCAACGCCGCCGGCACCGCCATGGTCGCGCAAGCCGCCCTCGGCATGCTGACCAACATCAACGGCGTGGCCATGGTGGCGAGCTACCCGCTCGACTCCCGCATCATCGAAGTGCGCTCGGCGCTGTGGGACGGCCGCTTCCTCGAAGGCATCGCCCGCGAAACCCTGAACGACCCGGACAAGATGCCGAACCGCTATTCGAGCTCGATCTACCTGCGCTCGTATTTCGCCTGGCCGTATTGGGACGGCAACCGCGACTGGTCCACCGCGGTCGGTAGCCCACGCTTTTTCATCGACCCGCAGGAGGCGTACCTGACCCTGGTGCGCATCCCGCCGACCGCGGCGCCGATCCACCTGTCGGTGTATCGCTACCCGCTGGCGCCGATGGTCGCGCCCAACATGACCATCGACCCGAACGCTGTACAACCGGCGCCCGAAATCATCGAGCGCCACCACTTTCGCCTGCTCGATTGGGTCGAGCGCTGCGCCTACTTGAAGAAGGACAGCGAGTGCTTCGACCAGAAAGAGGCTGATCTGGCCGACAAGCGCTTTATCGACAGCTTCGGCATCCGGCCCGACGCCAACGTGCGCCGGCAACAGCGCGCGCGGCGCTCGAACCAGGTGCGCATGAATCCGGCCTGGTGAACCATGCCCTTCAAATCCCAAGCGCAACGCGCCTACTTCAACGCCAATCGCTCCAAGCTCGAAGCGCAAGGCGTGGACGTGGACGAGTGGAACCGCGCGAGCAAGGGAAAGAAGCTGCCGGCCAAGAAGAAACCCCCGCCGTCGATCGCCCGCGGCTACCCAGGAGAACCCGGTGGCCGCAAAACTTGAGCGCCCCGAGCTCGCCGCCTTCAAGGGCATCGACAACGTGCGCGACCCGCTCTCGCTGGTCGGCTCGTTCCTCAAAGTCGGCGACAACGTCACCATCGACGACCAGGGCGAATTGCTGCGCGCGGACGGCTTCACCCGCAAGACCACCAACAGCAACATTGTCGGCGCCTTCTCCACCCGCGACTTCGCCCGCCTGTACATCATCGACAACGGCGAGCTGCGCTGGATGAACCCCGACTTTACCTACCGCGTGCTGCGCTCGGGCCTGTCGGCGGCGCCGTACTACCACGTCGAAATCAACGGCAACGTCTATTACAGCAACGGCACCGATCGCGGCGTGTGCGAGCCCGATGGCTGGCGTCCCTGGGGCATGCCGACTCCACCCCCGCCAAGCCTGGCCGTGGTCAGCGGCAACCTGGCGGCCGGCGTCTACCGGGTGTGCGTCTCGCTGGTGGACAACCGCGGCATGGAAAGCGGCAACAGCCTGGTCGCGCAAGCATCCGTCCAGGACGGCGCCGGGCTCCAGATCAGCGCGATCGCCCAGGTGCCCGGCTATTCCACCAACGTCTACGCCACCACCGCCAACGGCCGGGTGTTCATGCTGCTCACCGAGCACGCCGGGGAAACCGCGTCGTACAACGACGGCCCGGACAACCTCGGCCGCGAGTTCGACACCGAGCTCTGGTTCTCCGACCCGCCGCGCGGCGACCTGGTCGCCTTCTTCGAGGGCCAGGTCTATTGCGCCGAGTGGTTCCCCGAGCACGACATGACGATCCTCTGGCGCTCGGTGCCGCTGCACTACCACCACTTCAAGGATTCGCTGGCGGTGCCCGGCCACGTCTTGATGCTGCGCTCGTCCTCGGAAACCCTGTTCGCCGGCAACGAACGGCTGACCCAACGCGGGGTCGCCGAGAACATCATCATCGGCACCGAGCGCGCGATCTTCTCCTGGTCCGACAACCAGCTCGTCACCCTGACCCACTACGGCGTCATTCCCGGCCATCACGCCGCCGAGTACAAGGGCAAGCTCTACTTCTGGACGACCCGCGGCCTGTGCCGCGCGCTGCCGTTTGAAAACCTGACCGAAGGCCAGATCAGCGTCGCGCCCGGCCTGTCGGCGGGCGCCGGCATGATCGAGCACAACGGATATCGGCGCTACGTGGTAGCCCTGCACCAAGGGGGCGAGGCTTATAACGCAAGGAGTTCACCATGATTTTTCTTTCGACCGGGCTTCGCCAGGCAATGCTCTACAACGTCGGCTTCCAAAAGGCGTTCATCAACGGCTGCTTGTTCCTTTACACCGGCGCACAGCCGGCGAGCTCCGACGCCGCGACCACCGGCAATCTCGCGGTCAAGGTCACGCTGGCTGGCGGCGTGTTCAACTTCGGCGCCGGCGCCAACGGCATCAACTTCGACCCGCCGATCAACGGCGTCATCAACAAGGCGGCGGCCGAAATCTGGTCCGGCCTGGGCCTTATCAACGACACGATCGGCTGGTATCGCATGTGCGCCAACGCGGTAGATAACTTCGGTCCCTCGACGACCCTGGTGCGCATGGACGGCAGCGTGGGTGTGGGCGGCGCGGACCTGAACCTGGGTACGGTCAGCGCCAAGGTCGGGGCGCCGCTTTCGATCGACACCTTCCAGTGGACGATGCCCGCCAGCTAACAGGAGACTCACCATGCAACAAATGTCCACCGGACTGTGCAACTACCTGCTCGACAGCGGTTCGCTCAAGGCGCTGTTTTCCGGCACCACCGGCGAGCTGCGGCTGTACTCGGGCTCGCTGCCGGCGCTGGCCGACAATGCGGCCGGCACCCGCATCGCCACCATCAAGGAAGGCGGCTCGGCCATCACCTTCGCCGCGTCCGCGGCCGGCGGCGTGCTGTCGAAAAGCGCGAACGTGTGGAGCGATCCTACGCCGGTCGGCGGCATGGCGGCGTACTACCGCCTGGTGCTGGCGGCCGACGACGACGGCGCGAGCTCGACCTTCAAGCGCGTCCAGGGCACGGTCGGCATGGGCGGCGCCGATCTGAACGTGGGCAACACCACCATCGGGCCTGGCGCGTTCACGCTCAACGTGTTCACGCAGTCGATCATCCCGAACTGATGCGATGCTCGTCGGCCAGAGTGCGCCCCTTTCCTTCGTCGATGGGAACGGCAACCCGGTACTCGTAGCGGGGGTCGCTTCCTTTGAAGTGACGCCGCCGAACGTGGGCGAAGTCCGCGGCGGGCGCTTCTACGCGCTGGCGCAAGGCAGCGCCAGCATCATGGCGCTGGCCAAGGACGGCACCATCATCGCCCTCACCGGGGCGCTGGTCACTGGCCCGGTCCTGGGCCTGGTCCTCGGGCCGCCGGTTTGATATGCACGACCCGATCCTGCACAAGATACTGCGCGGCGAAGGCGCCGAGCGCTACTTGCCCTTCGCGCGTTCGCGGCTGCGCAACCTGGAAGAATCGTTCGGGCGGGACCACTATTTCCGGCAGAGCTACCTGGTCGAAGGCTTCTCGATCGAAGTCCAGCAGCAACCGCCGTGCCAGTTTATCCGCATCATCGGCGCCGACACCCTGTTCTTCGAGTTCGAGACGACCGGCTGGCCGGTGCGCTTTGCGCCCTCGGGCTTCTACCAGGTCGCCGTGATTTCCGTGGAAATCAAGGACGGCGCCCTGACCGGGACGCTGATGGGCAACCGGCGCGTCACCGACGCCAGGACCGTGTCGATCATCGGCCGGCAGCAGCAGGAACAACTGCTCGACGAGCCGGTGCATTATCCCGGCCCGAAAACCAAGGGCGTCTACCCGCGCGCCGTGTACCAGACCTGGGCGCCGCACAACCCGCACACCGGCATCCACATCAGCAGCTACCACGCGCAGATGGTGTCCTGGTATTCGCACTTCAATTGCTCGGCCATCGTACCCCACGCCATGCGCGACGTGACCTACGACGTGCCTTGGGCTGACGGCCAGAACAAGGACCACCTGCGCTACGCCTACCTGCGCGACCCCTCGGACTGGCCGCGCGCGTCGGCGATTCAAACCGTGGTCGATCCGATCTTCGGCACCCGCGAGTTTGCGATCTACGTCGATGCCTTCGACCAGGTCAGCGTATTCCCCACGGCGCAGATCGGGGCGCCGGCCGGCGTGGACGGCGACGGCAACCCGATCCAGAACGTGCCTTCGTTCTACGTCAAGATGGTGCGCGTGGCCTTTCCGTCCTGGGTGTACGCCAAGACCGAACGCTTCCTCGACTACTTCGCCAGCCATGGCGACGGCGGGTTCAGCGAGTT